CAAGGAAAGGTGATTTAGGATGACGAACACATTTAACTACGGCAAGATTTACAATGAACTTATCTCTTATATTCCAGATGAGTTTATTAACGATTATGATATCGACGGTGTAATGGATGAGCTTCGAGATAATAATGTTCAGTCACTCGATGATATTGACATTGATTCAATCCTTATGGAGTGGGATAAAACGGAGTAGTTAGATGGTTAGTAATGCCTTAACTGGTATCTTTGTAATTGTACTTTTACTAGGATGCCTTATGTGCTTTGCTATGTCTTTGTTTGTAGCAGCTTATTTTATAGCGCAGATTGTAATTATCATACGCGAAATAATGGAGGATGACAATAAATGAAAATGCCCGCGCAGTTCATCAAAGCTTATAAAGAGTTTAGCAAGATTGCTATGGATCGGACAACCCCTAGTAATTTCAGATATGTCTATTGTGCAATGCGTAGTCATACTGTGAAGCTCTATGCCACTAATTCTATTTATGCGGTTCAGCTTATTATCTGGTATAACAATACTAATGTACCAGAACTTAATATAGCACTTGAGCCAGATAAAAGCTGTCCGTTAAGCGGTTCTATTGAATTGAAGTATAAGCCTAAAGATTTCTGTGTAGAATGTGCTGCAGGTAAAAACACGCTTGTAATTGATTACGAAAATGATAACGATGTAACAAAGCGGATCGAAATACTTAATAGAATCATCACCGATACAGGCAAAGGAAAAGACGGTGTAGCATTTAACGTTAAATATTGCAAGGATTTGTTTACGGTGATTCATAGCATACAGCCGTCTACAGCTGTATCCATATGCTCAGGCTCTAACATTCTTCATCTTTATACTGATGACCGGCATACTGATTATATCGCTTCAATTAACGCCGTACTGATGGAAACACGTTAATAGTTTTCTGCAAGTTTTCAACAAAGTTATTAACTTTTCAACATTTTCATTTATGGGGTAATTTAGAACGATTTTTGTGTTACTATTTATTTACCGCGCGGTATTAAATTCATCGTAGAAAGGATGTCATGAGGGATACGATTCAAAAGAGCGTTATTACAACACATGTTACCGGCACAGTGATGGATGCAAATCACAATTTCAAGCCGGTGGAGGTTGATTTCATCGGAAAGGTGAGTGAAACCGCCGCTATTCGTAAAATTAGGAGGACTGATAATACTTTCAATTTAACGAGCATTACCACTGAAAAAGCACTTTATAAGATGCCAATTTCTGAATTTGTAGAGCATGCTGAACGTAATGAGAATAAGGAGTAAATCATGGCAGATGAGATCGTTGCAGTAAATAACCAGTCTAATGTTTTGGGTGGTATTTATTCATCGGTAAACGCTGACACGCAGGAGGAGCGTCTTGCAATCTATGACGCAGTTTCTAATGCTGCATCTCTTGATGATGTTATCGGTACCGTGTTGCACATTTCCAATATCATCATGCAGCCGGTCGAAATGACCGACGCAAAGACTGGGGAAATTACAGAGCGCTACCGTATTGTTCTCATTGATGAGGTCGGCACGGCATACGGTTGTGTTTCGTCTGGTGTTGAAACCTCAATCCGCAATCTTATGGCTATCGTTGGCCCTGCGCCATGGGAGCCTGCACTGCCATTGAAACCAGTTAAGAAGCAGGGGCGCAATGGCTACAAATTTACTACACTTGTCCATGTATCTGAGTAAGTGTTTCTAAAAGTTTGTCTACTGGGCCGGAATATTTCCGGCCCTATCTTTCAGGAGGTAATTATGGGGCTGTTTTCAAACATCGGAAAGAAGATTACCTCTGCGCTACGTAATGCGCAATTGTCTATTGCTGAGTCTCGTGCTAATGCTAAGGTTGCACGGCTGCAGCGCAATGGTGTGCGCACTGGATCAATTAACCCTGTTAAGCCGCACATTGATAAGTCGGACGCCGAATCAGTCCGTAGGTATACGGCAGATCTAAAACAGTTTAACAGCCGCAAAACACAATATGTTGCCGGCGCTGATGGCACTCCATTGCCGGCTAAATTAATTAAGGAATACACATCGCTTGTTAAGAAGTGGAATAAAGAGCATCTTAAATTCTGGCGCAATTTTGGCAGTAAGAAAGTGATTACGTCGCAGGGCGCTCAAGATATGACCGTTGCACAGTCATCTGCAATGACTGAATCAAATGCGGGCTATCCGTTTGGTGCGGTTAATTACCAGCGCTCTGTTGAGCCAGAAAAAATAAAGAGCGTGGCAGATTTACGCAGGCGCATGCAAATTATTAGAAATGAATTATCGCCAGAATATCAGGCGGAGCGAATGAATAAGCTGCGTGATAATCTTGATAAGGCTGCTCAAGTAATGAACGACAAGGAATTATCATCATCAATTCAAAAATTGACACCACGGCAACTAGCTGCGCTTTCAGTTCAATCAAATTTTGTTGAGGTTCTTTACGCACAATTAAACGAATTTTATAAAGCCCAATCAGGAGAAGAATACATAAACGATGTTGAATCATCTGCAATGAATGACCACTTAAAACAGACGCTTGCTAACATCAAACAAGCGTACCCGGCATGATATGGCCTACTTGCAATACGTGGCTGACTTTGAGACAACTACAGACGTAAATGACTGCCGCGTGTGGGCTTGGGCAGTGTGCGAAGTCGGCTATACGGAGATCTTGGGACTCGGTATAGATATACAATCATTTATTGAGTGGTGCCAGGAGAATAACGGAATTTATTATTTTCACAACTTGGCCTTTGATGGTGAATTTATATTGGCATATCTGCTCAATAACGGTTTTACTTACAGCGATAAAGCAAAGAACAAAACGTTCAAGACGCTTATTAGCAATACTGGCAAATTTTATCAAATGCAAGTTGTCTTTGAGCGCCATGGTAACAAAAAGATGAACGCTTGTACTTTCAAGGATTCGCTAAAGAAATTGCCAATGAGCGTGGCAGCGATTGCGAAAACGTTTGGCTTGCCAATGCACAAGTTGGAAATAGACTATAACGAAACGCGCCCGGTGGGACATGAACTTACAAAACAAGAAGTTGATTACATCTCAAACGATGTAGGGATTGTTTCGCTTGCATTACATCACCAATTTGAAACGGGGCTTGAAAAACTAACGATTGGTAGCGACGCTCTGAACTGGTACAAATCAACAATTGATTTTAATTGGGATAAAATGTTCCCCACATTGACGCTGGAAATGGATGCAAACATACGGCTTGCATATAAAGGTGGCTGGACTTATGCAAACCCAAATTATACTAGCGATAAATCAAGGCCAGATTACGTAAATGGTGCTGGGTCGGTTTATGACGTAAATTCCTTATACCCCGATGTGATGTACAGCTGCCCAATGCCTTATGGTAAGCCGGTCTGGTTTCGTGGGAAATATAAAGAAGATGTTGAATACCCCCTTTATATCATGTTTGTAACATGTGCAGTTAAGTTAAAGAAAAATCATCTACCAATGTTGCAGATTAAACGGAATCCGTTTTTCATTGAAACTGAGTACATCACTGATTCAAAAGGCTATGTTGAGCTGGCCCTTACCAGTGTGGACTGGCAGTTACTTACAGATCATTACAATGTTGATGTTTATTCATATAATGGGGGATATAAGTTTCATTCAATAAGTGGATTGTTCACTAACTATATAGATTATTGGATGCACGTTAAAAAGACATCAACCGGTGGTGCTCGTATGCTTGCAAAATTGATGCTCAATTCATGCTATGGGAAGTTTGCGACTAATCCGGATGTTACCCCGAAGATTCCCTATCTTAAAGAAAATGGCGCAGTAGGTTATATGATGGGGAACCACGAAGAGCGGAAACCAGTTTATACGCCTATCGGTTGTTTTATAACAGCATGGGCGCGCAGCAAAACTATAAGAGCAGCGCAGGCGGTATACGATAGATTTATGTATGCTGATACCGATTCAATTCATGTTTTAGGAACAGAACCAGTAGAGAATATAGAAGTGCATCCAGTTAACCTGGGTGCGTGGAAACATGAAAGCAATTTTGATAAGTCAAAATATTTGCGGGCCAAAACCTACATTGAGCGCATAACCAGCGTTGGAAAAATGGTAGATGGCTCATATCAAATGGTTGATGTTGATCCTTTTAATGATGTTAAGTGCGCAGGTATGCCAAAGAATCTAAAACAGTATGTTACATTTGATAATTTTAAGAGCGGTTTAACCCTGGATGGCAAACTTTTGCCTAAACATGTACCTGGCGGCATCGTGCTTGTTCCACACACTTTTACCTTGCTTTAACTGCGCATGCATGATATAAATAATTATGGTGGCGTGGCAGCTGTTCGATAGTGCGCACGGGTAGAGCAGCCACGGGTGAAACCGGCTATCCGGCGGGATGATTGGCAATCAAGCTATACAGGCTGCTCATAAGTCACTAATTTTCAAACAGCTCTCACGCTAACAGACGTGGGAGCTTTATTTGTAAATTGGAGGAGCTAATGACCATTGACGAACTGTATGATTGGCTGCGTGACCGATTGGAGGATGCTGACTATGATGAAGTTTCGGGATTTCTGACTTCATACGTGGCTGATAACGATGATTTTCACGAAGCCGCTGCCGCGAAAATCGCAGAGCATGAAGCTAATGAACGTGAAATGCAGGATGAAATTAAGGCTCTTAAAGTTAAAAATTACGACTTGCTCATGCAAGTGCCTGCAGAAGAGAAGCCTGCAGAGGAGCACGAAGAGGTAGAGGAATCTGGAGAGGTTACTATCGATGATCTGTTTGAAGAGGACAAGGAGGGTAAGTAATGCCTAGCATGACTATCAAAACGCTGGATGCGAGCAACGCGCAAATCCTGAACGCCGTGCGCGTAGATGCATCGCAGGCATATCAGCAGCGTGTACCTGCTGCAACTCAGGGTGACATTACAGAGTCGGTTAATGCGCTTGTAAATTATCGCCCTGCAATGAACGAGTTCCTTGATGCACTTGTTAATCGTATTGGCGATGTGGTGGTTAAGTCTAAGATTTGGTCTAACCCCTTGGCGCAGTTTAAGCGTGGCATGATGCAGTACGGCGACACGATTGAGGAAATCGCAACAGAGCTAATTCAGGCACACCGCTATGACCCAAACAATTGTATGGATGACGTCTTTAAGTGCTCGCCGCCTGAGGTAATGGCTAATTTTCACACCATCAACCGTCAGGACCAGTATCCACTGACGGTGAATGACACTATGTTGCGCCGTGCCTTTCTTACTGATTACGGCCTGCAGGATCTTGTCGGCCGTATTCTGGAAACGCCTTATACGTCAGATTACTTCGACGAGTATCTCATCATGAAAAACCTCTTTGCTGAGTATGCTCGAATTGATGGCTTCTATAAGGTGCAAGTTCCGGACATTTCCACCGCTACCACGCGTGCCGATAAGCAAGATGACGCAATGGCAATTACCGAAGCCGTTCGCGCCATGGCTGGCAAAATGAAGTTCCTTTCTAGTAACTACAATGCTGCCGGGGTCCCAACATTCACAAATAACAGCGACTTGGTACTTTTCTGTACGCCAGAATTTAACGCCATGTTGGACGTTAACGTCATTGCGTACGCCTTTAATGCTTCCGCTGCAGATTTGACCATGCGCGTTGTTGAGGTGGATGATTTTGGTATTGATGGTTGTCAGGCCATTCTTTGTGATTCTGACTTCTTTATGTGCGCCGATACTCTGATCTCGTTTGAGAGCATCCGCAATCCGAAATCGATGGGCTGGAATTACTGGCTCAATCATCACGGAATTTATTCTGTGTCCCGCTTTGTCAATGCCGTGATGTTCACCACCGAAGCAGGAACGGCTACTACCGTGCCAGAAATTAAGACAACTGCTGTTACTGTTGACTACGCAACTGTTAACGGTAATAAGCCCACGTTTGCAGCTAAGGGCACAAAGACTCGCCTGACCGCAACCGTTACCGGATCTGTTACCCCTGAGACTCCAGGCTATGCGGTACCACAGGGTGTTACCTGGGCAATCACTGCAAACAACACCGGAGTTGAGAGTGGCGGCGTAACCCTTAAGAATGGCACATTCATTGATGCTGAGGGTGTGCTCCATGTGGACGCCGATGAAACCGCTGAGAATGTAACCGTTACTGCTACCAGCACATACATTGATCCAACGGTTGCAATGGCATCTCAGTCTTACAAGAGTGGTACACTTGTTGTTGGTATTGGTAAGGCTTACACCCCTGGTGACGGTGCATAAGGAGTAAAGCATGAGCGAATTTCCGGACATTGCTGAGGATATTTACAAATATCAAAACATGTTCGATTATTCACTGTGGACTCCAAACACATCCTTAATGTGTTGCAATGTGCCTTGGGATTCCTCTTACCGCGATATTGTCCGATTTGATTCTGAGTCAGCCAGAGATGATTATTTCGCATCTCTGGCAGACCAGAGCTTTCACCTGGATTTATCGCACTTGGTTTATTTGCGATACGGTGAACCAGTACGAATCAATGCACCATTTAGTACTGTTGCACACTGCAATTATTTGGTGGTTCGCAATCCCTTGCAGCCGGTACCTGGCCCAACATCACGTGTACCGGACACGTTCTACTACTTTATCAATGATGTTACCTACATCGCGCCCAATACTACGCAGCTTAATATTCAACTGGATGTGTGGCAGTCGTATTACCAGTACGTACATTTTGGAATGTCATATGTGGTTAAGGGCCATGCGGGAATTGCTAATGAAAACGTGGGTGACAACTTAAACACATATCAACGATATCTGAGTGAGCCTGAGGGATTGGACATTGGTAGTGAGTACGATATTGCTGCACAGTCCTACCATGATTTTGTGCCTTATACAGGAGCTAGCGATCATCAACCTTGGGTGGTACTTACCTGCTCAGCGAATTTAGCCGATAGCGATAATTGGGGTGACAAATCAAACCCATCTATTGAGAGTGCAACAGCAACTTCTGTTATGGGTGCGCTCTGTGGTATTGATTGCCTTGTGTGTACAATCCAAGACTTTAAAAAAGTTCTAAAGGGGTTGCAAGATTACCCGTGGGTAACTCAGTGTATACAATATATTACTATTGTTCCTGGGATTATGGTAGAAACAGGTGACGAGCCTGCTGTTACTATTAATGGCGGAGCTTTATATTATCCAAAATCGTCAATAAATAATTACGACTATATTACATTTTATAACATTACTAGTAATTTTAACTGGAAAAATATCAACAAGGGACGCTATAAAAACTTAAAAAAATTTTATATGTATCCCTACTCCGCTTATGAGCTTACATCTCTTTCAGGTGGGGAAATTGTGCTGAAGCCTGAAAATTTGTCCATTGATATCTCTGATAATTCCACTGATTTTATCGTGCAGGGGAGCTTATGCCCCCCTGACGTGCGTATGGCAATTTTTCCGCGAAATTATAATCAGGGTGACAGCGTTGAAACAAGTCATCATTCCTGGGACGGTGCGGGGAATCATCAGGAATATGAGCTTTTTTCTGGCGAAGCGCTTGACATGGCAATTACGATTACTGATTTTCCGCAAATTGCAATCGCAAATGATGGTTATAGTTTGTATTTAGCATCGACTCAGCATCAGCGAGCATATCAATACTCAACGGCTGACTGGGCACAACAAAAGGCTAATGCCACTGCCCGTCTTGCCTTTAATCAGGCTACGCAATCTATTAATACTCAAGATGTTAATCGGTACAATCAAAATGCCCTCACTAACAACATAGCTGCTATCGCGCAAAATTCCGCTATGGTGAGCGGCGTTCTCAACGCAGCGGGACAGCTGAGTGGTGGGGTTGCTTCAGCTGGCGGGGCTGCTATGAGCGGTGGAGCCGCTGGGGCTGCTCTTTCGGCGGCATCAACCATTAGCAATACTGCTCTGAGTGGCGCGTCAGTTGTTAATGATATTAACGCTACTGCTCAGAGAGCAAATCAGCAAATAAGCGCTAATAACGCCATCACTAATAACAATTTAGGGCTACAGCGCTATAATCGCGATACCAATTATGACTATGCGCAATTTGCGGCTAAGGGCGATTATGAAAACGCCATCCAAGGAATTTTAGCTAAAGTTCAGGATGCTCAAATCACGCAGCCCACAACCTCAGGACAAATTGGCGGGAAGCTTTTAAATTGGGCAAATGGATATACGGGACTTTTACTCAAGTGGAAACGTATCAAACTTGGACAAATTATAGCGATTGGCGAGTACTGGCTCCGCTATGGCTACTATGTCAATCGATTTTTCGAGCCACCGCAAAATTTAAAAGTGATGGAAAACTTTTCTTACTGGAAAATGCAAGAAGTATATTTAACCGATTCTGCAGATGGTGTTACACGTGTACCAGAAACATTTAAGGCGACTATACGCGGTATATTTGAAAAGGGTGTAACCGTCTGGAACGATCCAAATAAGATCGGGAATATTGATATTGCTAATAATGAGCCGGTAGAAGGATTCAGCTATGAGTAGGAAAAATAAAAAGCGCTGGCAAAGTGCCGAACTGAATAACGCATACTATCGCATGTATTATGAATTGCTTGTACAAATGAGCTGCGCCAGTTATCAATGGGAAAACTTGCCTACAGAAATTGATGAGCGATTTTTGCAAATGACACTCATCGAACGCGGCCTATCAGTTTTCTTTTATGATGCTGATTATGACGCGTTCTTTGCCACGATGGGCGCGCCCAATAGCAAAATAAACATGTACAATAATCCACTGGGATACATTGCATACGGCTCAAATGGTTTCAGGCGCGTACTAAAATCTACCGAATGCGTACCTATATGGGCCAATTTCATGAGACGACCTAATATCAACATGCTAGAAATTTACGCCCGCCGCCTTGCCGATATTGACCGAACAATTGACGTTAATATCCTTGCACAAAAGACGCCTATTATTTTGCGCGTGCCTGAGCAACTACGTTTGACTGTTGAAAACTTAATTAAACAGTACACGGGTAACGAGCCGGTTATAATTGGTGATGATTCTACGCTTACAGGTGTTGAAATGCAGTATCTTTCACCCAACGCCCCGTTTATTACGCTTGACTTGCTCAAAGCAAAAACGGCTATATGGTCAGAAATAATGACCTATATAGGTATCGACAACACTCCTATATCTAAGGCCGAACGTGTGCAGTCTGCAGAGGTCCATTCAAATAACGACCAGATAACCGTGTGCCGCCTGATTCAACTCGATACTGTGCGGGCTGCTTGCAAAGAGATCAATCGTAAATATGGGCTTGATGTGTGGTATAACTACGCTAACGATATGAGTAGTAAGAACCAAATGTTGCTCGATGCTGCTAATCCTGATTTAGCGCTTAACGCGGGGAGTGATGCATGATGGCACAGACATATATCCCTCAGGCATTATTTACCGTAACACTGGGAGAACTTATAGAATCTGGCTATGATATTGGGTTGAGCCATTATCCTATTTTTGACGAGCAATACCGCGAGCCGCTTAATAAGAAAATTACTGCTCATTATTATTTTAGGGAAATCGGTTTTGAAACGCCTGCGTTATTTAGACGCTTCATGGAACGCCGCATGAACGAAATCATGTCGTATTACAATAAACTGTATAAGTCAGAACTTTTAGACATCAATCCACTTATTAATTCCGACATGACGACAACAGGCGACTCAAAGGCAAATGCGACAAGCTCACGTGATTTTGAGCGCAACGAAACATCAAA